TATATACACAAGTAAAGGAAACCTTTTACCAACTATCATCACTATCAGATTCCTCATCAGGTTCAACATATCTCACAACTTCCTGGCTGACTGGAGGAGGCACAAATATATGAACAGAAATCCCCAATAGGCACTCATCATCTGTTAAAGTGGCCCTGAGAGCTTTAACCTCACTTATACTTTTAGGTGGTAAATTGTAATAAACACTGGGATTACCGCCAGGTATGATGTGTCTACCAATTTCCTCAATAATCTTGTAAACCCTACTAGTGTCAATGTTAGGACCAGCCTGTATATCCCTGTGCTTAAACCATGTCCAGACAGTAGATACACTGTTTAAGAGGAGTATTCTCTCTCCACCATTATCATTGGTATTAATATCATTTATCCTCCTTATAACCCTTTTGAAATCAGCCCTTCTCACTCTACCCTCTGTAGTAAGCCAAGCAGTAAACATAGCAAGAACACGTAAACCGAGATCAACAGACCAAGAACCTCTGACAACTTCAGCTATTGCGACTAAGAAGTAGTCTGAGTCCTCTATTTCGTTACTGCTGCCCAATATCCTCTGGTAAGTCTGCCTTACTAGTAAGCTCCCTGCATCAGGTACAGCACTTAGAGTTTGAGGCCTAATATTCAGCTCTCTGCTGATAGCCTCGATCTTTTCAGCAACTATAGCTATACTATAGATGGGGACAGCTCTAGATTCATCATCAAGGTAATCTGGTTTCGTGAGAGAATGAGTGTTAATCATACTAGTACCGTTAGGAAGTACACAGAAAAGGAGAGAGAGTAATCCATCATTAGCTAGAATAGCCATGCCTCCAGAAATTCTATTCACAAATACATAGTTATTGATTGCTGAATCATTATCCGGGTAGCTAGTAACACTGAGAGTAAAATCAGCAGTAGTCTTCTCCTCAATGAATGGACTTCCTCCACTATCTCTTATAGCAAGTTCACAGTCTCCAAAAATACCAAACTTCTTGAGTTCGTAATTGATGTAATGAGCAGAGTTGTAACCTGGAACCTTCCATCTTACATAATGGGCATTGATAAGATTAATTATTAGCCGTCTTGAATCTTCGTGTCTAAAATACATATTGAAGTCTTCTTCATAACCAATAAAGACATCATTCGTAGAATTTATCGCTAGCATGCAGGCTTCTTCAACAGGAGTGATAAGGGTAGCTTTACTAATAGCTTCACTTTCTCTGCGATGTCTGATGACAATATTACTAACTGTATCACCAACTACGCTGGTATATGTCTCAAGGACATAATTAATGAAGCTACTCATAAAAAGCTTGTCACTCACTATCATGTGGAAACTAACTATTTTACTTTTGTACGTATCCTTTAGTCTCCCTATTATATAATTCATACGAGCAATGCAACTAGTGAGAACACCTTCATCACTAAGGCACTTCCTCATATCTTCGCCAGTTGTCCTGATAGTTACCCCACGGATAACTGCATTTTGATAAGTGATAGCATTAGTAATAGCTTGAGGTGTTCGGTATGAGTTTAACACATCTGTGGTGACACTAGTTATACCATCAGCAATTAACTCAGCAGCAAATAACTCAAATTTAATCAACTGAATTGCAAACATGTGCTTATTAAATGGAGTATTACGGTGTCCAGAAGGTCTTATCATATTCTTGAGTATATATAGGAAGTTTATATTAGCATCTATTGTATCGATATCCCTCCATTTGACTGCCTTCGTTGAATCGTCTAATACTTTGCTAAGGGTTATATCAATTGCATTCTTATAAGCATTCTTGACATTCCTAGAGAGTTTAGTATCTGCAAAGCTCTCAGTGTTAATTATCACAGTAGGTATACTAGCACCACCAGTTACACTCTTCCTCTTGAGATACCTTATCAATGCCTTGATGAATATAGGGCTCCTGAGTTCGAAGTCCCTGAGAAGTTCCTTAAGCCTATTGTCATCTTCCACTGCTATCATAGAACCACCAACCCTGATTAGGCCTTTAGCAAATTCATTGAAGGCCCATTCCTTGCTAGCAAAACCGATTTCTAGGTCTCTCATTGCAGCAGGATCTGACATGATAGCTCCAATTTCCATGTGAAACGACTTTGCAATAACTGTAGATAAGCTAGACTGTATGGCTCTTCTAACATTCGGACTAGATAGCTTAAAACTGACACTGACACAGGATTCAGCATAAATATCAACCTTCCACGGATTAGGAATGTCAGGAGGTAGTTTGTTCATAGTATATGTCCCTGATATACTGCTCTGGAGCCATTTCTCAAAATTACTAAGAATGATTGCCTTAACAACTGGTGTGTCTTTGATGGTTTCAAGAAGGTTGTTAGTATTAATACTGCTCTCTAATGCATTAGCTTGAGCATTCTCTTCGACCATTGTATCAGTAAATGCTTTAGTTACACTTTTGTTCACAAGTATGGGCCTTGGGCTAGCCAAAGACTGGAAAACTGGATTGCTTGTCACACTAACTATATTTCTGATGTTATAGCTATAACTCTTTACTCCTTCTCTAACCTTCCCAACGTCGTAAGGGCTTGAGTTTAGATATGTAGCAATCCTGCTTGCCTCAACCATAGTTGTTCTATCGACTCTGTCGAAACCCTCTAGCTTAGCCCACATGTTGTTAGACATTCTAGAATTTATAAGAGCATGATATGGGGCAGGGATGAACACATTGACAGCACTGAAGCCAAAATTCCTAGTAGACCTATGTGCTGACGTTACGGTAATACTAGGAGGAACAGGAGATGGAAGGTTAAATGTATTTGCTATAATATAGTACAAAGGGAGTAAGCTCTGATTAGTAGCAATTAATCTAGCAGCAACAGCGATGAACCTGTCATTCCTTCTCTGCTCAGTACTAGCAGAAAATTCTGCAGTATATTCCGCAGAAAGTTGTGCACCTAGGAATTTAGCAGAAGGTTCTTTGTAACTCTGGTAAAGTAGTCTGTCATTCTCTGTGAATTCTAGGCTTGTAATAATATCTCCATGTGTGTCAGTCATTTTTAAAGCAGTTCTTGGACTGTCAGCCATATTTGCTATATCATATTCAGGATAGACTTTTCGGATGATGAGGTTAGCAAGATCTGTAGAGATAAACCTTCTTCCAACTATACTATTGTTGACCAAAATATCTCTCCAACATTCTATAGAATCCTTAACAATCTTAGTGTCACTTGACTGAGCCCTTCTGATTTTCACTTTCTCTACAAACTTCAATGCTGCATCACTTTTCATTATAGCTATCGATTGGTTGTACTCAATCACATCAGGTATTGTTTGAATTAGTCTTTTTAGAACTTCAATGGGGATATTAACACAGGTCCTAAGGTCTTGCAAGATATTCTTGACAATAGCAGGTGTGAGAGGATCAGTAGTCATTAAGCCATCAACTGTGATTCCATCGAGTAAGCCTCTTGCAATTCCAGAACCTGAAGTATCAGTAATCTCAGTCTGTAAGAGCGAACTAGTAATAATAGCCTTCTCAGCATCCTTTGGTGCTTTAAGATTATCGGTTATCCTTTCAATTATAGCAGTGACATAAGAAGGATAGTCTTCATACATAAGTTCCATATCAGCACAAAACTCCATAAACCCTGAGATGCTGCTCAAGATAGCAGACTCACTGATGCTAGAGATTCTGAAGCCACCACAAGAATAAGGAATAGCAGTTAGAACAGCTAGGACATTCGAAGGAACAACAGTGTGGAACTTTCTAAGGGTTCTTACAGAGAGAATAGTCTTCAGAAGGAAAGAAGGGTAAGTTGGTCCTCCTGCCTTAACAACAGCATTACACTGGCTATCCCAAAGAGTCATCTTGTCATAAACAGTCTCAAGTCCCTTACCTTTCTTCCTCTTTCCAATAGACATTGACTCTTTGATCCATGTAGGTATAATAGTCCCCTTCTCACCATAAACTCCAAGGTATTCCATGATTTCATTGGAGGCAACAGTCTTGTCCATGTGGAATATCAGTCCATAAGCCTTAAATACTTTTTGTATTGTCTTAACTTTGAGCCCAACTTCTTCAGCAGTACCATCAATATACAACCGTAGGAGTCCGTCGTCACTATAAACAGCTAACACCCCAGTGACCCCAGTAGCCTGAGTAGCAATATCCATAACAACTTTCATTGCAAGAGTCCAGAGGAAGTTTAAGAATCCTTCAAACCCTCCCGTTACTCCACTTTTTGTGCCCATGAAACCCCTGGTATTATGATAGACTACAGAAGCTCTAAAGAACAGATCTATTCTAGCCATCCAATCCTCTCCAGATAACTCAGATAAGATTTCACCTATCTTACGGACTATTTTCTGTGAGAACTTCTTTGAGAATTCACTCATGTCAAAAGAAATGTATAGAACACTATCAGATTCACCGATAACAATGCCGGTATACGAATTAAGCATTTCTTCTAATTCCTTTCTGCGAGACCTGTAATCCTTGACTATAGATATTCCAGATGACCTACTAATAACCTTCTTAGTAAATCTTTCTGCAACTTGAGTCATTATCTTCAAAGC